TACATTAACTGGATTGGCAGGTAATTTGGATGAGATTCGGTTTGTGAACTTTTTTGGTGCAGATTTTGCTACAACTGCAGGTCATCAGTATCCTAATTTTACTTGTGCTGTAGGTGATTTGAAGGTACAGGTTTGTACCAGTAGTGTTATGAAAATTCAAAATCGTACTGTTAATACTGTTGGTGATGCTGATGCTACGGAAGTAGATAATGTGCCATTGCATGGTGCTCATTTTATGTTGAAAGGAAATAATGTGACTAGGAAAAGTAATTGGACTCAATTTTTTGGTGCTTTTGAAGGTGATGAGACAGTATTATTTAGAACTTTTCCAGCGAATGGTGCTATATGGGATTCAAATCATGATCAACCTTATATTGCTAGTCCAGTGGATGCTGTGTCTATTAATCCTAATGATTTACCGAAGAAATCGGAATTGTCTAACTGTCTTAGTAGTGAAACATTTGTACATAATCCAGGTGTAATTCGTAGTAGTTATATTTCTCAAAGTTATGAGATGACTGTTATTGCGTATCTTAATTTATTGTTAGGTACTAGAGGTCAGGTAAATAATATATTGGCATATAATCCACGATGTGGGAAGACAGCAGCTATTTGGTATGATAAAGTTATTGGGAATGTACCGCAAGGTAATACGACAGATGTGTCGATAGTATTGGAATGTCAATATAGATCGGGTGTATATGTATTTGGTAAGAGTAAAGTTAAGACTTTACCATTAAATTTCCAATTTGGAGCTGTTGAAGCGTAAAAAATAAAATTAATAATTATTATTTATATATGAGAATGTGGCAGGGATAGGAGGGAGCACGAGGGAGGAAAGGGAACGAAAACCCAGAAAAAAAAAGAAACCCCAGACCCCTCCTTTAAAAGAAAAAAAAGAAAAGGTTAGAGTGAAGTTTTGACCGCGACTGACGATTATAATTTTCCGAAGATTAATAAAAATTGACCAAGGTGACGAGAGGTGGGGTTAGAGTATTACCCCCACCTCGGGCAATGGGCAACGCCCGCCCGCCACACGGAAATTAAAAAAGTAATTTCCGAAATAAGATAAAAGGAGGATTTTAGTCCGAGTTTTTCAAAAAAGAGAAAGCTACTGCAAAGCAATGCCAGCAAGAAACTGGTGTTTAACAATTAATAATTATTCTGATGATGAATATCTTCTAATGGAAAGAATTGGTGAAACTATTGGGGAGGATAGTTCAGTAAAGTATTTAATTTTTGGAAAGGAAATTGCACCTGGAACGGCTACACCTCATTTGCAGGGATACATTCAGTTTAAGAAGAGATTATCGTTAGCTCAAGTCAAAAGTCAAATTGGAATTAATCACGTGCATTTGGAGATGGCAAATGGTAGTCCTAGCCAAAATCGTATGTATTGTATGAAGGACGACAATTTTAAAGAGTATGGAAAAATTAGCGCGTTGGGTATGTATTTAGACTTGCCCTATATGCGCCTTATTATGCGCGAAGCGCCACGTACGAGATAAAAAAAATAAATTGTTAGGAAAACGCAATGATTTAGAAGAGTTTAAAGAAAGCGTAAAAAAGGGATTGAGAGGATTGGAACTTGCGGAGGCACATACGGATGTGTTTGCAAAATTTCCGCGGTTCGTACATTCATATATCGGACTTTTGACGGAAAGTAAAATTGTCAGGGAAAATTTTATACCACGTGATGGATGGCAGTCGGAACTTGTTGGATTATTGGCTGGGTCAGCTGACCCAAGAAAGATACACTGGTATGTGGATATTATTGGTAATAGTGGCAAATCTTACTTTGCTACTCATTATACTGGAAAGTCTTCGTACTATATTACTGGAGGAAAAGCCACGGATATTTTCTATGGATACCAATACGAAGAGGTAGTTATATTTGATTTGGCCCGCATGAAGCAAGATTATGTTCAGTATGACGTAATGGAAAATTTCAAAAACGGACAGTTCTATTCTACAAAGTATGAATGCAAAGTAGTTAAATTTAATATACCACATGTTGTGGTTTTTTCAAACTTTCAACCGGCGCGTGAAATGCTTAGTGCTGATCGATGGGATATTAAAGTTATTAATTTATAATAAATATCTTTTAAAAAAAAAATAAAATGGTGTTGAGATCGCGTGGTAGGTCACGTACGCGTAGATCGTCGAGGAAGAGAAGTAGAGCCCCAGGTAGTTATTCCCGTTCTGTGAGGAAGTATAGAAAAGGTAATGAGGGTCCTAGTGCAGGAACGATGGCATTAACTAAAGCTGCAGCAGGTGTAGCCGGTGTAGCTGGTGGGCCTTATGTTGGAGCGTTAGCGAATGCTTTAGCATCCTATATTAATTCGCGTTCGACAAAGTCGTCGACAGTGGCTACTGGCTCTGGACAGGGAATGGGGACTCGTATTAATAGGAAGAAGGTATCTATGAAAAAGAAGAAAAAAAGAACTATTATTAAAAGATCAGTTGTTGAAGCAAAGGGAATTATAAACAATACAGAAATTAAGTGGATTAGTAAGACTAATTCGCCGGAATCTGTAAAGTTTGAAGCGGTAGCTGTCGCTCATACTACTATGCCGATAAAGGCTTCATTGTTGAATTTATGTCGTGCAATGGTGAAGTATACTGCACAAAGACTTAATATTGATATTCGAGATTTGGCTCAGCCTCCTCCTAATTTTAATAATGGAAGGGTAGGATTTGAGTATTTTGTTGGGTATAATAGCACTGTTCCTGTGTACACTTTGACAACAATTGCTCTGCCTACATTGTGTGGTACTTGGGATGAGTATGCGTATAGATTGTATGTTACATTAACTGGATTGGCAGGTAATTTGGATGAGATTCGGTTTGTGAACTTTTTTGGTGCAGATTTTGCTACAACTGCAGGTCATCAGTATCCTAATTTTACTTGTGCTGTAGGTGATTTGAAGGTA